TCAAATTGAAGGAATTAAATGACTATCCCTAACGTAATAGACGCCTGCGGCAGGCCCGAGTTGCCATCGGTAGGGCGTTCGGATTATTTTCTGCTGCGTGATAGTACGTCCGTATGTTTCGATGTGTTCAAGGGTAGGGTGGCAGTCGCCCAGGGCTATTCCGCTCACTATGGCGAAGTAGCTGCTGTCGCGATATTCCCGGCGTTCGAATGGCAGCTGTACCGGCACACTGTCCCGGTTGGGATTTATTGTTACGGTGGTAAAGGTGGTATCCGCTGGGGCGAACAACCATTTCGGCACCTCTACCGAAATAGCCGAGGACAGTATTTTATGCGGTTGCGGTCTTTCGAAGTAGGCCGTATCGATTCGAGTATGCTCGATGATACGGACATCGACGGATCGCCTGCCGAGCCACCATCCGACAAAGAACAAGCCGGTCAGAAGGAGAATCAGGATTATTTTCCGCAGTACCATAATGAGTACGAGCTATCAACCGTTGATGAACAGATCCCAGCCGGCCATCACGTCCGTCATGCAGGCATCAACGCCATTTTCTACGCGCGACATAGCTGCGACTATCGGGATCATCACATCGCGGTTGGTTGCCGTGATCCATCCGTTTTCCGGGACGCCGGACAATTCGGATACCGTACGGATATATGCATCCGTGTCGTTCTCGCTCGGGGGTGCCCAGCGTGAAATCATCTTCCGAATGGTGTCGAGCCCGTATTTTCGGCTGTAAGTGTTCAGGCATTTGAACATCGCGCGGTATCCCCACGCCATAGATTCGAACTGCTTGAATGCAGCGTCGCGGGAAGGTTCCACCTCTCCCTTCCAATGGGTTCCATCCTTGCGGATATTCCCGGGATTGTTGTTACGAAGTCCTCTGGTCATTTTTTTGTGCTGTTTAATATGTTTTCTACATCTTCAGGATTTACATTGAGTTTGCGGGCTATTTCTCCGGTCAATGCTTTTCGAAACAGACGTAAGAATGGAAAGTTCGGATTGATGATTAAAGCGTTGCCACAGCTCGACCATGCTTCTGCCAGGCAAATGGCAGAACCCAGGATCACGGTCGTAATCTTCGTTTCGATACCTCCTGTCGTAACGAATTTATCGATGAAAACGAATACTACGATCAGATTGAAGTAAACTGCCAGCTTGAATATCGTAGCCCGCAGGAGTTCTGACAGGATAAATTCTCCGCGCTTTCGAGCAACGCATATTCCAAACAAAGCGTCGAAGGCTACGGCAATAAGCACCCCATAAAGTACGAGCTGGTACCCAGCGAAGAAATTCACGATGACGATCAATAGTCCTATAAGCCATCCTTGCACGGTCATAAGCGCTTCGGACAGCTTTGTAGCAATACCTTCCAACACCTTTTTCGTTTTATTAAATATTTTGTCCATAATTATTATATCTCGGTCCAGCCACCTGTTCTGCTGTTGGTCTTATAGACTTTCCCGTTTTGGATGCGTAACCCTCCATTTCCGATCCTGACCTCGAAAATATCTCCGGTGAAGATCGCATAGTTGCTGGATCCTTTCACGACGGCTACTCCGTTGGGAGCGATCAGGTTCTTGCGGACATCGGTCACGAAAGAAAAAGTAATAGCCTCGACAGCTGCGGATGCCGCGTTTCCGAGTCCTCCGGGATAGGATGCTTCCACTGTTACTTTTATGTAGTAGTATGCCGGGGTCGTAAAACGATACCTAATGTTCTTGTTGATCTGTATCGATCCCGTGTCGTCATATGCGGAAGATTGCCGGAATATCGTGTCGGTAGTATCGGCTGTCCGGTTAATAATTTCGATCTTCACGCTTCCTCCGCCCCGGATCGTCCCCTTGACTTGTGCCGACATCTGCACCTCCGCTCCGCATTTGAATTGACTTGAGTTTCTGGAATCCGAGGCGAAAGGCTTCGTTTGAGAGGTTATGACCGCTATACTTTCCGTCGTTTGGCTCGACGGGACTTCGGAAGAGCCCAAAACCTGGCTTACGCTGTTTATGTTGTTAGTAGTGAGTATGATCTTGTTTCCGCTTGCGGTCGCATCGCTCACCTCTACGGAATTGTTTTTGACCTGCAGGATTCCGACGGTTCCTTTGGTTGCGTGTACTTCCCCGTCGGCGTGTACTCTGAACACGGCTTTTTTCCGGTTTGTGTAGTCGGCTCCCGACCAGAAGGGCACATCGTCTTCCTGCAAGCCGCTCACGCCGGCCGTCACGTCGCCTTCAGCATTTTTCAGCAACATCACATTGGTCATTATCAGACCGCCTTTCACCTCGGTACTTCCGTCTTCCATAGCCTTCTTGAGGTACTCTGTCGATTTGATGGATTCGTCTATCGCGTCGTCGATCAAGTCCGACATGTTGCTGCTTATTTCATAATAATCGGAGAATACTTTTCTGAACTCGGTGCCGGTTATCTCGGATGTCGTACTCATATCGGCCAGCAGGGGCGTGAGATAATCTTCGAGTGCCTGGAAATAGACCGTAAATGAATCCGTGGGGACATCATACTTTTCGGCATTCGCCATGATGCTCCAGTATTCGTTCTGTATGCGTACCCATTCGTTGGCCACCTGTTGTTTATCGGAGGGTGTCAGGCTCGAATCCGAGGCAATGTAGTCCACATCCAACTTCACCTGTTCGATCTGCGCCTGCACATCCTCTTCGGCCGTGATATACCCCGTGGGGGCCTTGTTGCCTTCCGTAAGCTGAATGTCGTAGAGATACATGGAAACACCTTTGCCGACATACATGTATATCTTCTGTACCACACGCGAAGCATCGATGGTGTGGACCACTTCATATACTCCTTCCGTTCCCGCCGGAGGAGCGGAAAGCACTTCTTTGGTGCCGTCTTCGTATACGATACGGAACGTAATTTCGGCACCCTGCTTGATTCGGGCTTTGAAGACGTACGGAGTATTCGGCTTGTATTTTATCTGGCCGCCGAAACAGTCGGGGACCGTCGAAACCTGGGAGGCGTTGGTTGCGGCAAGCCCGGCTTGTATAAGTTTGCTCCAATTGACATACAAATATGCTCCGTCCGCGTCCGCCCCCGAAGTTACGACATCCGTAACGCCCTCTTTGACACTGTTCCATTCCCGGATAAATTGTTTAGCGATATAGTTGCGGGCGCCGAACTGAAGATTCGCAATCTCGTCTTTGGCTTCGTTGGCTGCCGTATCATCGGTGTATTTGGATGCTTTGTCCCAATCCGAGCTCTCGAAATTGCCCGTTGCACGGGATTCGATACAGCGCATGATGTCACCACCTTCGCCCTGCGTCCAGATGTCACCCACATCGTAAGGTGTAGTCGGTGTTACGACGAATACACGACGTTTGGCATCAGCCGTGTCCTGCGCCCGCGCCGCCTCTTGCAGGGCCTTTACCGCATCGCTGTCGGCGATCGGCGTCCATTTATAGGTTCCGTCCTCTTCTTTTACCCACCGCCACGATTTGCCCGCATCGGGGTTCGTCGTCTCGTCGCTCGATATGGTGAAGTGAATCTGCGGGTATTCCGCCGGAGTGATTTTGGCATTATCGGTTTTGCGGATGACAAAAGCTATGTAGGGATTGTCGCTTCCGACGGTATAGCTCTGGCTCCATACGTAACTTGCTATAACCGCTCCGGATGACGCTATCGGATTGTAACCCATCGTATAGCCTTCACCCACCGACAATACGGCGCCTTTGGGTATTCCTCCGACCGGAGTTTTGAGCCGGATGCGGGTGCTGTCGGCGATTTTGATCTGATCCCAGGTCTTAATGCCGTCGATATAGGGTGCAACGATGCTTCCCTGCTCCCAACAGCCTGCGTCCGTCGGGTCGAAATTCGCGGGCAGCGTATTGGTGAACGTGTCGCCGATATGGTTTTCCTGCTCGCCGTCCGCTATCCATGTTTGGGCCGGTTCATTGTAAAGCGAGGGGGTATAGGGATAGAACCAGTTTTCCACGACACCGTCCAGCCGTTTGTTGATCTCGGACAATTCGCCGGGCAGCGTGTTATCGATGTAATCCTTAGCCTGCTGAGCTTTGCGATCGGCGGAATTGGCAGTGGCCTGGGCTTCGGTGGCCGTCTGATCGATCTGTTCGATGTCGAACTCCTTCTGGAACTGTCCCGTCGCGGGGTCGTAGAGCTTGCCTTGCTTCCAGCCTGCCTCCGGGGTGAATGCCACGCCGACGCCGTTGTCGCCGACAAGCCGGAACAGCTTGCTCCGGGTGTCCAGCAGCGCCTTCTTGTCCAGGCTGCTGATCATACCTTGCAGGTAGATATTATCCAGATAGGCCGAATAGCCCGACATTTGGATCCCGAAGACGGAGAGGTTCGTAAGGTCACCGAACTGTGCGGCGATATTCTCGGCCGTAAACTCCCAGTCGCTGACATTGCGGAGATAACGCTGGTAGGTGCGCGTCGAGTAGCGCGAGCTCTGCCGGGCGGGATTCGTGAACGATCCGTAGGCTACGAAGGTCATCGATTCCATCGGATCGATCTGCTTGGTAAAGGTGGCCGACAGGGGGCGCAGCTCGTAGCGGAACCGCTCGTTGCGGTCGCCCAGGACCTCCGTGATACGGAAATAGACCGTTGCGAAGCCTGCGAAAGAGAAGTTGCCCCGGCCGTCGTCGGAATCTGCCGTCGCATTGTTCGACGGGTCGAAGTCGTGGAAGATACCCATGCAGATATCCCCGACAGCTACGGCGCCGATCTCGCCCTCTTCGAGTTTGAGCGTTACGAGCTTCTGCTCCTTGTCCACGCTCTCGATCACCCCGGCGCCCGGAGCGCTCCAGTCGTCCCCGACGCTGATGCCCACACGGTTGTACCGAAGCTCCGGAACCTCCAGAAAACGACGGATGAAGAGGCTCTCCAACTCGCCGGCGCCTTTTTCACTTATAAACCCGCCCACTCCGGTAATACCGGAGGCATATGATGGTCCAAATTGTGCCCCTGCGTTGAAAGTCATTCTACCTTTGAACGTATCGGGTGCCTGCTTGTTGGCAAACTCCCATATTGCCCTTCGTGCAGAATAAGCATTTGTATCGGTCGGGAAAGTATTATCGTATCGGGTGATTAGATATATAGCCGCTCCATTCTCCGCAATGCCTATACGTTGGGAATAGAGCGATGCTTTCACGTCCGATTCAATACTGCCCAGGCGGGAATAAGGAGTATTGTCGCCTATCGTATAGGTTGCGATGTACTCGTTGTATAGTTTTTTTTCATAACCTTGAATCCGGGAAAGACGACCGTCTATACCGAATTGAGGACCCATTAATCGTACAGCCTGTCCTGCTTCGTAGTTTTTTTCGTTGTGTGTACAATACACGGGATTCGTTTCACAGTCATAGACTGTCGTGTCGCTGCTATGTTTGGCAGCATAGGAAGTGCCGACCTCAAGAAGTTCTTGTTCTGCTTCGTCTATGCGTTGCTGGGGGAGTTTGACGCCTGTGAGTACGAAAGTGTCAGGCCCTCGGTCATCATCTTTTCCACGAGGACGCATGTTTTCATTCGGTATAATCTGCTGACTTTCGCCGGACGTTTCGACTTGGGCGATGATTTCAAATTTCTTGTTGAATCCGTCTTCGGGTTTCCAGGTCGCGGGGTCGATATTGTCGCCATTGTCGTCGATAAGGGCGAGTTCGAAATCCCAGCCGATCAAATCGCCGCTCGTAAAATGTGCCCCCAGCGTTTCTCCTTCGATTACGTCTGAAGGTAGAAATGGCGTGTCGTTGCATACCATGACGTATGCCTTGTCGGTCTGCCCTTCAATGATTGTCCGATCGATAGTTTCTACCGAAGTGACGGTTTCCGTGTTCTTCGGGTAGATGTCGTCGAAAAACACTACGACTTCCTTGATTTCGTTTTTTGTAAGTCCGGGACGTGCGTCTATGTATTGCTGCCCATCCGGAAGCCGTAACCGGACTTCGGAAACGTGGTTCGTTACGCCGCCCTGTTCGGATTGTCCGTATTCTTTCGTCAGGTTGCGCGTGGAGCCGAATACATAGAAACGGGTCCCGTATTCGGAATCGTCCCCTTTCTTGGCCGGGATGCTTTTGACGACTTCTCCGCGTTTGAATGTTTCCGGCGTTCCGAAGTTCAGTTTTCCGAAATGCAGGGTTACGATACTGCCGTTCTCCTCGGTCCACCATTCGACATCGAAAGTCTCGGCAATGGATGATAAGGCATCCCAACAGGTATCGCCATTGAACGATACGAGCTTGTTGGTTTCCGGATGTTCGACATTTACACTTCCCATCTGCCAGTTGTTTCCTCCCAGTGCCTTGTTCATGTTGGCGACGATGAGCGCCCCGAAGGATGCCAAGTCTGTCGTGTTGTGGAATACAGCTTCAGGATTATCGCCTCCCAGCCAGAAGCAGATGAAATTTTTCATGTGGTTTTGCTGCGCCTGGAACTGAAGCGTGTATTTGTAGCCGCCGGTTTTGTTGTCGAAATCCGGATAAACCTCCGACATGATTTCGAATTTGCGGCCTTTGTAGGTGATGTATGATCCGAGGGGGAAATCCAGCGGGGTAAGCAAACTAAAGGGGAGTTCGATGTAATAATCCCCCATAAGTGCGTATTTGATAATGGCACTCGTTGTTACGGGCGCATCGTATATCGCTTTACCGGAAGGGTTGTATATTGTCATTTCGTCGATATATGTATCCTGTGCCATCACAGGGTCGATACAAAAGTGTGGGGTTTCGGCACATTATGCAAGTAATTTTAAGAAAAAATACAGAAAAACGCCCCGGTCTTTTGACCGGGGCAAGAGGGGGTTGCTTCCATCCGTATTTTAAGGTTTAAGCCATGAACTTTGCGGCTTAACGATTAGACGAGCGTTGTTATATGCCATCTTCAATGTTAAGCATGTGCGCGCTGTATAGGTATTATTCCCTATTTTATGCGTGGCTAAAGCTAAATCCGGATTGGGTGATCCAGGGGTAAGGCATAAGGGCAACAGAAGTTGTATTTTCCCTTCGTAATACTGGGGGACAGCTATTTTGTAATTTGACCTTGCTTTTTTTTGGGCTTCATTAATCGCGCCAACGAGTCTTCTGCGCATTTCGTCTGAACTCAGCCCTTGCATGTGTGCAGGAAATCTGTCCATGTTGTCCGCAATGATATGGTCGATTTGAGGGACTACCCTGCATTGAGGATTGAAAATCAAATCCTCGGGTTTCTGGAAAAAATCAGCAATGTCCGGAATATTATCGCCGAATTTGCTAATTAGCTGAATATCGCTTTCCCTGACAAATGCCTTGAAAACATAAGGCGATAAACCTTTCTCGGCTACATCTGGCCTATTGTTGCGTTCAGCAAGAGCAAATATGCTTTCCAAATTTGCAGTTACAAGTCCAGTATTGAAACATGCAAAATTGTTATCAGAAGAAAAGGATATTTTATTTTCAGATTTAATTTTGCGGAAAGTATGTTCGATATAACTTTTCAAAATGGAATATTTGGCTTGCGTAGCATCTGAGAAATCCCATGGTTCCGGATCTGCTATATTATTCGCAAGATATTCAATAGATGCGTCATAATTAGGGAACCAACAAAAGTCAAAAAGAGCCGAATGAAATTTTTTCATAAACGTAAGTTTTTTATATTGTCAATAAATAAAAAGACCGCCATGTAATATTATGACGGTCTTATTGTATCCTTTATGTTCGATATTCGTGGTTACGGATAGACCCGTACGTCTATATTTCATTATATGATGCAAATATAATACACGTTTTTTCGAGGTGCAAATTTTTTGCCAACTTTTTAGTTGCACTATGAAAACGTAGCCGAATACACGTTTATTGTCCTAACGTATGGAAATGATAAAGAGCGAAATTCGTAAGATTGGAGAAGAACTGCAATTGATTTGATAAGGATGGGGAGGGGCTAACGCATCATTTTACGATGAATAGCAGAAGCGAGTAAAAGGCTGGGATAGATTCCCGGCCTTTCCTATTCGCGTGCCGCCCGATCTGCGGGGTTGGGTTCTCGGAATTTCACTGCTAATTTACAGGCATTCAATCGATAATTTTCAAATTGAGTGCTGTTGCTATATAAAAGATTATACGTATTGCCTAAATCCGGGACATATAGTGTTACGGTTCCTTTGTGTAATTCTGCAACAAAAGCAGCATAGTTAGATAAAAATGCCTCTTGTGATGTTCCTTTGATCAAAAATGTCAATGTTACGTCACGTTCATTTACAACCGGTGAATCCGGAACAATAATATCTATTCCGTTTTGTGTTGGATCGTCATTTTCGACAAATTCTTTGAGAGATGGAGGTGTAAGGAGGGCTGCATATGCTCCTGAAAGCATGGCAACTCCCATTGTAGATAACGGTTTGTTATTTATAGTTACTTCTGTTGTTGGCATGTTTTATAGGTTATCAAGTTTTCGATTTATTGCAACAAGAGTTTCGCCCATTGCAGGCAATATGCGGGTGTATGTTCGAATATCTGCGACATTACCATTCAATTGAATCATAATATCTCGGATGTCGAAAGTCACATTACGCGTATCCATATTGATCGATCGAAGCAGCTCCATACCATTGACAAGGATGTTCATTTTACCTTGCATGTCAGTAAAGCGACCGTTGAGTTCGTCGCTTGTGTCTTGGGACATTGCCTGAAAACCGCGTGAAGTAGCATTCTGGGTAGATGCCTGATTGTCGGATAGCAGAGAACCTGCCCATCCATATTTATCATCTAAATATTTTTGTAAGTCATCAGCCATTTTATAGGCCTCCTCTTGTTCCTCGGCTGAAAATACCCCATCTAACCAGAACTCTTGCAATTTCTCGCGAATTTTCTTCATGGCTTCGGAAGATTGTATGGCAGATTTAATACTTTCTATTACCATTTGACGCATCATATTCCGAACCACATCTCGTGCGGTTCTTGCCCGATCTTCCCCGTTTGCCCATGCATCGGCGTAAGCTGTTGCGAAATTATCAATTGCAGATTTTAGATCTTCGCCAAAAATTGCATCTAAGGCCTTTTCCTTATTTTCTTCTATTTGTTTATTTATCTCATCAATTTGATTTTCCCATTCTTTGATTCGTTCTTCATCCGTGTCTTTTTTACTACGCTCTTCTGCTATTTGATTTTGTATCAATATTTTTTGCTGTTCGAGTAATTCATTTTGTTGTTCGATAAGTTCAGAAGCATCTGTAGAGTATGCCTCTTCAACGGCCTCCCCGAGTTCATCATATGATTTTTCGAGAGCATCAATTTGATCTTGTAAGCGCTGAATGTTACGTTCTTTTCGTCGATCTCCGCTGAAAAGGTTTATCAGGCTGGTGATAGCCGACACAGTTCCTTGAATGCCTTGAACAATATTTCCAGATGCGAATCCACTCACAGCTTGTGCTGCTCCGCCTACAGCACCTGCAATGTTGTTAATGGAGGCCGTCGTGTCTTCATCTGCTCCCAATGCTGACGCAATAGAAGACACACCGCTTATCGATGCAGCAACGATGTCAATTGCCTCCGCTACTGCTTGCCAGGCATCTTCACGTAGCTTTACAGCTCGAAGATCATCCCCATCTGCAAGTGCCTTTTTATAAGCCTTGAAGTTTGCCGAAATACTTGCGAATGGATTCTTCCGAGTGGCTATATCTGCTGCTTGGTCAAGTTGATCGGTTACTGTTTTCAGATTGATAGGGTCGAGGTCGGCATCTTGGAGCAGTCTGTTTATGTTGTCAATAATACGCAATATCTCACGGCTCGACAAGGCGTCGAGGTTTTGGAACAGATTAATCCAGTCATCGGTTTTCATCAGTTCGTCCACCTTGATTTGTCCGATTTCCTCTGTTTCATGTTTGTCGATTTGAGGAATAAGGTCGGAGCGGCCGTTCTTTGTTGCTGTTTCCCTGTCTTTGGCGTGTTTCTCGCGTATCTTGGCAATCTTATCCTCCATCGTACCGTATTTCTCGACAATGGTATTTAGGCTGGCCGCAATTTCCGCTTGGTCGATCTTGATACCCAAATCGGTCGCTTGCTCTTTGGTGATATTTCCAGCCTTCAGAGCATCTTCTACCCACTTGCGGAACTCCTCGTATTTGTCTTTTATGCCTTTGATGCGGCGATCTTCTTCCGAGAGCGTGTCATCGGTGATCTGCTTGTATATCTTGTCAAGCTCTTGGGCGTATTTCAGTTCTATGGCAGCTCGGTCATCGGCATTTTTTTGCTGAATATTCGATTGCCTTTCCTGAAAATCTTTTGTTTGATCTGCAGTTATGATTCCACCCTGCGCGGCTTTAAGTTTCGATTTATCCTGCTCGAGTTTGTTCATTTCCTCTTTTGTGCGCAAGTCTATTTCGGCCAGCTCTTTCTGCTTGCCATCTTTCAAAATATCGATGCGCGATTGCTGAAGGGCTTTATCATTGGCGAGAATAAGATCGGATAGCTTTTTCTGGGCTTTGGCGGCATCCGTCACCGTTTTGCCCGAAACGCTGTATTGTTTAATTTTCGAATCGTATTCGGCGATTTTGGCGATCAGCTCATTCCATTTCGCTGTCCCTTTCAATGAAACGTCCATCGCTTCGAGAGCTGCTTCCGCCTCCTTCTTCTGTCCTTCCCAATAGGATTTGTTGCGATTGGTTTCTTTTCTGTCTGACCGTAGGGATGATATTTCATTTTGTTTGGTTGCGATTTGAGATAGATTCGACTGTTTAAGCGACTGATAATAATCTTCGCTCTCACCATACAGAGGAAGCAAATACGGGGCTTCTTTTTGCTTATTGCGTGCATTCTCAATTAAACGGTCGATTTCTGCGTTTTGGGCTTTCAGCTCGTCGATATTGCCCTGCAATGTGGCAATCTTGACCTCCGCAGGGGCAGCGTCCCACTCGGCGGCTTTTTGTGTTTCTTTTAGTTCATAGAGCTGTTTGCGGTACTCGTCCAACTCAGCCTCTGCATTTTTATAAGAAAGACTAAGTCCGGCCATTGCTGTCCTATCACCGAATTTCATAGCATCTGCTATCGCTTGATCTAACCTTTTGACCTTTTCGAGGGCGGCATCATACTGCTCTTGCAGATTGTTCTCCTTGCGTGTGTCGTTGATGTCGTTGAGCTCCTTTGTAAGATCGATAAGCGACAGGAGCTTGATTTCCTCCTCGCTGTACCGCTGCAACAGTTCGGGGTAGAGACGTATCAGCTCCTCGTAGGCTTTGCGCTTGGTGTAGGCCGTGCTGACCTCGTCCTGCATGGTCGCATGCAGCTGCTCGGCCTTATTCTTCTGTTCATCGAGCTTCTGATTGTAGGCGTCGATGGCGGCGTTTACCTTTTCGTAGGCTATCTCCTCTGCGGATTTCGCCGTGATAATCTTGTAGAGTGTGACGGCAAACGCGGAGGCGGCCGCAGCGATCAACACATAGGGATTCTTCATCAAAGCCGCATTCAGTGCCTGCGTCTTCTTGGTCAGCGTTCCCATTACGGTTTGGAGGGTGGAGAGACCGAAAGCGTGGGCGAGCGTTACCGTCCTGTGTACCCTTTCCGTTGCCGTCAGGACAACCAGAGCCGCCTTATATGTACCATAGGCGACGACAAGCTGGGCGACAATGTCCAGCACCTGATTATAGTTCTCGACGAGTGAAATCGTGCCTTTGAGTGCACCTGCAATGATGCCTTCTTGCGACTTGCCGAGGTCGTTGAACATCATGTCGAGAGCATCGCCGAGATTGGAGATGAGGCCCGTAATGGTTTTGGATTGCTCCTGCATGAGGTTGTGGAACTTCCCGCCCTCGTTCGTCATGCTTTCAATAGCCTTCTGCACCTCTGGAAAGCCTATTTTGCCTTCCGTGACCATCTGTGAGATTTCCGCGCGGGTCTTGCCGAGTTGCGTTGCCAACTCTCCCGCGAGGTCGATGCCTCGGCTTTGGAACTGCATTACGTCACGCGTGTATAAACGCCCCTGTACGGCCGTCGTGCCGTACAACCACGTGAGGTCTTGCAGGTTCAGTCCCAGACCGGCCGCAACATTACCGAGCCGAGTCAGTGTGTTGGTAATATCCTCTGCTGCGAATCCATATGCGAGAAGCTGGCGGGCGCCGCTGGCCACGCCTTGCAGGTCAAACGGCGTTTTGGCGGCCAGTTCGACCATTTGTGACATCAATGCATCAGCCTTTTCTTTACTTTGGAGCAGAGTTGCGAAGGCCACTTCGAGCTGTTGAAACTCGCCACGAGTTTGCGCGATTTGTTTCACCAGCCCCGCAAGCGACACTCCGACGCCGATTTGTCCGAGGGTGGTAGCCAGGCGACGCATTGCAATATCCATACGGTCGGCGTCCGTCACGACACTGGACGTTACGGTTTTGGCCGTTTTCTGAAGTTCACGGAACTTGCGAATTGCTTCATCGTTATCTATGACTACGGTAAGGTTTATACTCATAATACGATGACGGTTTTATCTTTATTGATTTCTACCTTTGATCCGCTGATGTTCACGACTTTTATTACGGCATAATTCGAAGCGTTGATTGTGGCCGAGGCTCCATGCATAAGAATGACAGTGTGGACGAAATCTACTCCCGAGGCTTCTATTTCAGCCGACGTATTGCCGACTAAGCAAATGTATTTTCGCTTGTCGAGCCTTATGCATCCGCAATCCACATACATGTTGCAATCACTCACTTCGTTTTTGTGAGCTTGAAATATTCCCAGCGGAGGGAAATTGTTTTTATGGCAAAATTCAAGTCCTTGTGGCGTAAAAAACAGAGAGGTCAGGGAGTGAAAATTTTTCACTTTGTCCAGTCGTTCGCAGGCGCCGAGTGCGGACGCGGATTTTAGGATGTTGTCAAGCATATAAATTATTTCGTTTGTTATCGTTTGCCTCCTGCCATCAGAAGAAGTGTGTTCATTGCATTAGGATCGTTCATGTCAATTATATCGGGAACTTTTGATTGTTCATTGTTGGGAATATTAGTTGTTGATTTACTTTTACAATCCGTTTTTAGAGCGTCGGAAATCATAAGCTGTACGTTAGCCCATGAAATCCCCCAAAGAATATATTCAAGAGTCCAATGATAGCGGTTTATAAGATTATCTATTTGTCCCCAGATACTGCGCCCTCCGTAGTGGCTATCCGCTCCGCTGTTGTCGTTGGGGAAATCATTACCCGCAGCGTTCTTACCAAGCGAATAGCGTTCATAAAATCCGCGTAGTAGGATTGAAATACGATGGTGGACAAAATGTTTGTAAGAGCTGTTGTATCCATTGTAGGGGACCAGTATATAAGTTTTGTCCGCTCTTTTAGCATATCTTCGATTTCTTGTTGCGTCCGAAGTGTGGCGATAGCGATTATTTCGGCCACCTCTTTTGATTTTTCGGAGCATATGGTCCACATACGTTTAACAGCACCCTCCATCTGTTCGTCGTCGAAAATCAGATCAAGGTCTATTAGTCGGCGACTTATCATCGCGAGTCGTCCGAGTTGGAGGGGGTATAGGTAAAGGGTTATTTGTTCTTTGTCATTGCCTTCAATCTCGAACGATTCAATTTTTTCAGTCAGTGTGTCAAGTGCACGTTGTTCTGTAAGGCGGCCGACTTCTTCTTTTTTCATATTATAAACTATTGTTTTTGCTCCCGCCCCGTCCTCGAGACGTGATGCAAGTCGTCAGCTTTCCAGCGGGATAGAGAATTTACAAAACGCTCTTGGTATATTCCGGAGTTGTAATCGGCCACCAGGAATAACCACCTTGTTCCGGAGCTAAAACTTTCGCAGATACTTGAATTTGGAGCGGGTCGGTTTTATTGATTCCACCACCCAATGTCGCTACATATTTTAACCTTGCAAAAGCGATGGAGCCTCCACTTTTGGAATCGAATACGAATGCTTTTACTCCTTCGTAAATCTCGCCTTTTGCAGGTTCTGTAGTTCCGAAGTAAAATTCCATCGTGTCGTCGTCAAAATCTACGACATTCCAAGTAACTTCTTTTGTGCCTGTCGTTTCGTCGATTGCAGAGTAAAATGGGTCTGCTTCTCCTTCCCGATAAAAATCATTACTGGAAGGTATCGCGAAATTGGTGGAAACACCACCATTATAAGGCTGACTGATTTTGGTGAAAGCCTTCATTAAGTCGGCAGCCTCAGCGTCTTTTACTCCTTTCGGGAGAGGATTACCTGCATGAACGGCTTTCAGTCCGATTATTTGTCCCATGTTTAATATTTTTTAAGTTTTACTTTGAGGTTTGAAAATGTGTAGGAGATCCCCTCCTCACTAATAAGAGTTTCATCGCTCACATCAAAGAACCAGCGTTCGTTGATAGGGTAGTATCCTAGTGAATCGAAAGCGAGACGAGTTAGTTCGTTCAGACGGTTGCGATCGGGGTAGCGTTGCTCTTCACGACCGATTGTCGGTGTTGTGTCCGGTACATAAATGTTTACATTTACGGTTGCCACCTGCGAATCTCCGACGACATTTGACAATGAGCCTACGACGATAAATTCTCCCGAAGGATTATTCGGGTAGTGGTCCGCATACATCATCGGCACGGTCTTCCCTAACAGCGAATCCCGGATGCGATCCCAGACGAGTTTGAATATTTCCGTAGAGGTCAGGTTCATCGCTTTTTCGATTTTAAGAATCGAGCGAACTCCGCTTTGAGTTTTTCAGCAGTAGATTCCACCCAGTTTCCCGACCCTTCGAGAACGTCGAAACCTTTAGCCTCGACATATTTCGCGTATTCCATACCGGCTACCCATACGAGATATGTTTTGTTAGCGGGAAGTTCACGGGCGACAGACCGGGCATGTTCAAGCCCTTTGGCATGAGCTTCATCGGCACCTTTGTTCCCTTTAGGATTGCCGTCCGGTCTGACACGGCGGTTATACTTGAAAGATTCAGCAATGATTCTTCCGTATTGTACCACAACATACCCGATGGAGTTGCGTAGGTTACCCGTGTGATCGGTATAACTACCGTGTTCGCGGGCGTACTTCACCACTCTTTCCCCCAACGCCGACAACCATTCTACAGCTTTTCGGTCGTACTCTTCTTTTGCTCGCGCAAATTCAAGTTCCACCTCACGCCAGTTGGTACACTTTACAGCCATAATCTCGTGTTTTCGTAACGTTGTCCGCTTTTGTAGAATCCCTGTACCGGATACGACGCCGTGTCCTTGTCTTTCGGTTTGGCCTCAGTGCGGAGCGAACGGTCGAAGATGTTGAATCCTCGGCTGTCGAATATGCGTACTTTCGTCCCGATAGGAATTGGCTGTGTATCTGCAGGCATCGTAACCTCGAAAGAGTAGAGGAAGGCATCCCCGTTTTGCCCTTTGATTTGCTGTGCTCGTCCATTCTGACGGGCATTGCATCGTCCGATGACACGCCATTCATGCGCACCTTCGATCCACGAACCATCAGGATTTTGCGAGGCGTCCTCCTCGTACCACATTTCGAGCGTATAGGGGAATCTTACCATTGGTCGGAAATGTCGGTAATTTTCGATCGAGTATCGAACTCTTCGGCAATATCGTCCAGCCCGTTTTCCTTTGCGATATGGAAAATGCGCTTTTCCAGTTTGTCCGTGTACGACAATGAATAGCCCCCGTTGCTCTCACTCGCAAGAACAATGAGATTTCGCAGAATGGCGATTGTGGCTTTTGCCACGCTAATTTTATCGGTTACCGTATAGTCTGCTTGAGTGTCTATTCCCTCGTCAATGCAGGCCTTTTCTTTGAGGAAAGGATCCACATCGTAAGGATACAGACTTGCCGATATTGCCTCGAAATTCTTCATACAACTACGATTCTACGGTCAGCGAATAGATGCCGTTGATTTCGGTGATAACCGGAAGTGACAGCGACTGTGCTTTCGTGAACTCTACGCCGTTAGAGTTGTCGGTTTCGCCCTTGCCCCACTGTGAAATGCGGATGCGTCCGTAGTTAGAGTAGGTGACACCCGGCTCTTGCCGCAGCTCGTTGTCGGCATAGGCGTTCTTGATGACGCCCAGTTTGCCCGCAGGTACGAACACGAGGTTCTTGTCGTTCCACGGCGAATACTCCGTAAGTTTACCGTTATCCTGAATACGGGTCATGCGGCGGATGACTTCGAATGTCGGGAATCCGTTCGAACGCATAAACTCGTTCAGGTTCGCCAGCAACAGCGGTGTGGACGACTTGTCACTACCGAATACCGCCAACTTCATCTTCTTGTTGCGGAGGATATACGACAGGCGTTTCTGCGAGAGCAGAATGCGGTCGAACGTAACTTTGTCCTGTGCAGCATCGAGGATGGCTTGAATATCCTCCAGCGTATCGACCGTATCTTTATTGCCATCCGTCCATAACGTTTTCGCGGTGGCAATGTTCTCGCTCGGCATTTTGTAGTCGATCGTACCGCGCACACCACCCTCTGGGTTATTGGACGCGTCAAACGTGAATACGCCTTTGTTCGACAATGCTCCGAGGAAGATGATGTCCAGTTTCGATTGCACGGAGTTCACGACCTTCGTAACATTGTTCCACATCAGATTGATGAGCTGCTGTGTCTTGGCCGAATCGGACAGCATCCGCGAATCGAGAATCTGCAACACCTTACGATACTCTTCGATAGGCATCGAATAAGACATCTGGTGGGTTAATACCTTCTGCTTGATCGTTTCCAGTCCCTCGGTTCCCATGATAGGCTCCTTACCTTTGGAGTCGAGCGTTGCAGCGGCGACGCTCAAATTGTACGAGCCGATCAACTCCTCGAAGTTCAGTCCGACGGTGGGGGTGTCCCAGTCGAGGAATCGCTCGTAAATATTTTGGTCGAATAGCCGCTTACGCAGTTCAGAGGCGGCATCGATGCGAATCTGCACCTGTTTAGTCAGTTCGCCGAAAATGGATGAATAAAATACTTCGTTCATTGTTTACCTCCTCTTTTACTGTCGTACATACTTGATTTCGGGGTTGTTCTTCAGGCTGTAACCCTGAAGCCATGCAGCAGGGACGGGATAGGCTACATCCTTGAGGATGATACCTGCATATCCGGCCGATACGGTCTGGAATCCGTTATTGGCGGAATAGACCATGTCGGTTTCGACAACTGCATCAGGCAGATTGTCGTCCGAGAGGACATCTACGCCTTCAGTCGCACCCGTTACGGCCGCTGCGAACGTGATCACATCGTAATCTGCATTTTTGGTATCAATGCTTTTTACGGTCGAATTTGACTCGCCGACCTTAACCGCATCTCCTACTTGGAGCATGGAACCCTTCTTGACATGTGGAGCAGTGGTTGTGCCGCCCGACAGAACACGTGCACTCTTGCATATGGAACATTCCATGTTGTCGAAGTCGAGCTTGATCGGCGTACCTTTGGGAATCTTTGTCCCTTCGGGATAGGTTCCCTTCAGTTTGAAGTCCCCCGGCAATACGGCGAACTCACCGCGCCAGAATATGGGGAAACCGCCCTTTACTTTTGTTTTTTCAAATACGATTGCCATGATTTTACGTTTTGGTTACTCTTTGTCCGGAAGTGTTTCAGCCCACGCCTTTGCGAGTTCTTTGCCCTGCGCTTCGGGCGTGGACATCGGGAATCCCGAACCTTTCCCTTCCAGCCCTGCGGTAACCAGATTTTTCTGCACGTTTGCGAGGTAGTCGCCGATCGTTTTTTCATCTGCATCGTCGGCGATGACGAATCCCTCTTTCATGCGCCACTCCGGAATACCGAGTTCTTTTGCCTTTGCGGAGATGAGATTGGCCCGGTCGTTCTTGGCCTTTTCAGCTTTCAGAGTATCGCTCTCCGCTTTGATGGCGTTGTAACGCTCCTCCTGTTGCTTCTTGTAGGCTTTGAACCACGCAGGTTCCTCATCGTCGGGTTCGTTTTTTTTGCCCTGCCCGCCCCCATTTGCAGGAGATGCCTCACTCTTTGCCTTGAGTTCGTCATACAGTCCTTTCAGTGCGTTGTACTCGGTGCGTGCACGATCAGCGTCAGACTGGAAAACTTTAAGGAAAGGTTCGACCCCGCTGACTGCGGTTTCAATTTGCGATTCATCGGTGACGGATTTTTCCAAAATGGAGGCTACTCCGTCGAGAGCCTTCGCTCCGAACCCCAAATTAGAATACTTGGTTTTCAGCGCTACGAGAATTTTCTCTTTCATGTTTTTTCGTTCTATATGGTTTCGAATAAATCATCATATTCGCACAAAAAAGGTCTGTCAGCCGACGCCAACAGACCCACTAACAATTACATGAAGGTTATATCGTTCTGCAACTGGTGGGCTGCGACTTCACAGCCTCTGCGACAAAAGTCAGTATGTTCGGCACATTATGCAAATTATTTTAAGGAAAAATTCGTTAAAAAAAGAGGAGAGCAATTCTCACTGTCGGAAAATAGCTTTATTGAAATGATTCATTCCAAAAAGTGCGAAAAATAGTGCAAGAAGGAGAGGTATCCCGCAATGGGAAATTAGATTGGGTTTGTGTCTAAATTGTGTGCCCGACTAAAAACAAACCAGTCACCTACAGGGCTGTAAGTGACTGGTTTTCTGTGTGGTGCCACCGGGAATCGAACCAGGGACACAAGGATTTTCAGTCCTTTGCTCTACCAACTGAGCTATGGCACCATCATCGACTGAAACTCGTGTGGGTTTCGAATCGTGGTGCAAAGATAGATATTATTTCCTGAAAACCAAAAAAACGACCGAATATTTTCCATCTCAGACTTTCATTTCAGGAACGGCAGGCCGGAATATCGGAAAATTTTTTCGGCCAGGATACCGGAAATTCAGGATTTTGGTTATTTTTGTAAAAACTGTAAAGATTATGAAAACAAGCAGTTTGATGATGTGTGCGCTGGTTGCATTGACAGCCTGCGGTACCGGAGTGAAGCAGAGTGTCCGTACGCCCGTCGAAATGGGCGAGCGGATCGAATTGAAGACGCCGGATCCCAAGATGGGACTGACTATCAACGAAGCGCTTGCGGCGCGCAGCTCGTCGCGCGACTTTTCTCCGGAGATGCTCTCTCTGGAGGAACTTTCGGGTGTACTGTGGGCTGCTGCCGGGGTAAACCGGGAGGATGGGCATCTTACCGCGCCTTCGGCTATGGCGCTCTATCCCATTCGGGTCTATGCTTTCCTGCCTGAAGGTGTGTATCGTTACGATTCGAAAGCGAATGTATTGAATCGGGTCATCGAAGGAGATCGTCGGGAGCTTACCGCGATGCAGGATTTCGCTTACACTGCGCCGCTCAATTTGGTGTATGTGGCCGATTACAGCGTTTATGCGGACCGGAATCAGCCGGTGGACCGCATCCGTTTCTGGTGCGCGGCCGATGCGGGCGGATATACGGAGAACGTGAACCTTTATGCCGCCGGAAACGGTCTGAAGGCCATTACACGGGGCAGCTTCAAGGAAGAGGCGCTGTTGGAGTTGCTGGGGCTCGATCCCGCACAATACGGTGTGATTCTCGCCCAGACGGTTGGCCGGTAG